CATCTCACGAGTATCGGTATCAAATATATGAAAATACTTAGGATCACCAGCGTCTGACCATGTTAACTCAAATTGTGTTCCAAGATATGTGATATTATCTTGAGTTGATTTAGTGTGATAGTGACCAGAATAAACAGCTTCAAATCTTTTTAGTTTACTCTTATCCATACCATGTGATTTAATATTAGCATTAGCCATATATTTAAATCCACCTAACTCGAAGTGTCCCATAATAATTTGTGACTTTGTATTTTCTAAAAAGTCCATACACTTTTGTTCGTTCTCAGCACATATCCATGGCACAAGACCAATAGTCATACCATTATTATTTGGACTATAATCGACACATTGATCGTATATAGTTACACAATCATCATACTCATATAGAAGTTCTCTTAATGAATTAAGTTCGTTTGTATTCTTATAGTATACATCGTGGTTGCCTGGAATAATAGACATATGTATACCTCTATCACGAAGCACATCAAGGAATATTCTTTTATTATGATTTAAGGCTTTAAAGTTTATAAATTTACGATGCTCAAAATAATCGCCAAGGTGAAGAATTGTATCTATGTTATTCTCTTTTAAGTAAGGAAAGAATACATTAGTATAAAACGTTTCAGCGTTATTCAGAAATACATCGCTTCCATTCTTGACACCACAATGGGTATCATTAATTATAGCGATTTTCATTCACTTCTTTCTATTTTAAAAATTCGTCGATTGGACCAGATGTTTGTTTTCGTGCCTTCTTGACTTTCTTTCCAAAGTCTTTTAGTTTATTATCACGATCACGAATCTGTTGAGTCTTATGTCTAATTCTATCGATTACATTGCCAGACTGATCTTTATATTCGCTAAAGTCTGCAAAGGCTTCTGCACCAGCATAATCCATATATAACTCTTTGATATCTTGTTGTTTCTTTTCTTTTGCAATTCTACGAAGAAATGCGTAATAAGATATCTGTGTGAAATATGCAAATGCATTTGGTAAACCAGTTCGTGTAGCTTTATTAATATCATAATTAGTAATAGCTTTAACACAATTTTCTACTGCATCCATTACCATTTCTTCCCGATATGTATATGCAATAAAGTTAGGTTTATGCGATAGACCTTCAGCAATTTTAAGAAAACATTCACCAATATAATTAGGAATAATTGGTTCTTCCTTTTTACTATTTTGTGCATCTCTTACTTCTGTAACATAATCTACTACAGACTGACTGAACTCTTTATTATTAACGTAGTGTTCTTTTTTTCTTTTCATTGTTTATATAATATATCAAAAAAGACCGTAAAAGTAAATCAAAAAAAACTATTATTTTTCCTTTACATCCCTTGACAATTTTGGTATAATTGTTTTGTATCAGACAGGATTTATATATCCTCTTCTGGTGGCCACGGTCTAGGATGTCCGTCCCAGCCAGTCCACGGTCCTTTTTTCTTCTTTTGTTTAGGGGTTAATCCAAGATTCTTAAAAAAATCATTAGAATCAACTTCAGGAGTTGAAGTTTCTAGTTCTTTGTTTTTTTGCATCACAGAGTGTAAATGAGCTAAAAGATTAAACTCTAGATATAATTTCTTTAAATCATAAGGTGCAAGACTCTGAGCTACGATCTTACTATCTCTTAGATGTACCGTCTGCCCAGGTTCAATTACTGACCATTCTCTAAATGAATAACCAGTATCTTCATCGACTAGTTGCATCGGGGCTAAAATATAAACAACTCCATTGTCTATATCATAGTCAATTTCTTCTGCAACTATATGACTACCATCTACTAAATGATAAGTGAATATATCTTTTGCATTTATCTCACTCTTTGTTAAGATTTTCATAATGGTACCTCGTGTGTTTGAAAGTTAAACTTCTCTCGAGCATATATTTTTACTCGTTCAATCGCGTGATTTAGCGTATAATTTTTTCTCTTCTTCCAAGATAGATCATCTGCTAAATCATATACCACAGTTATCTGGCCATTATCAGATTTTCTTAAACCTCTACCTATTGATTGCAACACTCTAACTTGAGACTTCGTAGGTGAAGCAAATATTATATTGTGAAGGTTTCTTATATTTATACCAGTTGAAAATGTACCAACCGAAGCTACTATGATTGCATCTTTTTCTTTTTCTGTAATCTCACGAATCTTTTCCCTTTCATCAGCATTTACAGAACCTGATACATAAAATACTTTTCTTTTACCAGCAGCTTTCATTATTAACTCGTGTAATGGCTTACCGTGTTTTTCTACTAAATTATATAAAACTAATGTGTTTCCTTTTTGATCTAATGCTAGATTCTTTATAAAATTATTTCTTTTCTCATGGCTAACAATATAATCTATTTCCTCTTGATATTTCTTTTTACCAAATTCTTTTCTAGTTTGATCACTATATTTAATAACTAAACTTTCGATTTTCATCTGAGCTAAAGTATCTTCGTCCATTAACTTTTTAGTTGTAGTTACTTTATATACTGGTCCAAAATTACCTTCTAATACTAACTCATGAACTTGAGAGCCATCTAATGTTCCAGTAGTTCCAAATCTAAGTTTAGCATTAGAAAGTTTACTCATTATACTATTCAAGGATTTTGCCTTGAAGTTATGAGCCTCATCTCCTACTACTAATCCATAATCACTAAACCATTGTTTAGGTAATTTAAAAATACTTTGCCAGGTTGTTATTATTACTCTTTGATCTAAATTAATTTTTTCTTTACCAGAGTATATTCGATGCATGTCGTCTTCATCAAACCATTTATCTTCAGAAGCATAATCTAAAAAATCTTTGTACATCTGTTCTACCAAAGAAGTTGTAGGTACAACAATTAAAGCTTTCTTATCAAAGTTTTCTAAAAACCATCTAATTAAAATATAAATGATAAGAGATTTACCTGAGCCTGTAGGAGATACCAATACAGCTCTTTCATTTAAAAGAGCATGCTTAACAGCATCTATCTGATAATCTCTAGCTTCTATTCTTTCGCCATTAACACATAAAGGGAGCTCAGAAATAAACTCATCTATGTTTTTCTTTGTAACTCCACCTAATAAAATAGAATCATCAATATCACATTCATATCCTCTTTCGTCTGCAAAGTCAATTACATGTTGAAATAAACCTGCAGGCAGAGTATTATTACGAATATTAAAAAGTCTAATTTTACCGTCCCATACCTTATTACGATATGAAGGCATAAACTTATAACCCTCTGCAAAGAAAGTAAAGTGCTCAGCTAATTCTCTTATTGAACCTGAGTCATCTGGCGAAGTTATCTGTAAAGAAACTTCATCTATTTTACGTACCTGAAACAAATTTCTTCCAATCAATAATATTTTTGATATGAGTATGCCTCCATCGTAGATTATTCATAATCTCTTCAAGAGTATTAGCAATTGATTTTTGATATTCGATCTTTTGCTTTATCTTTATCATATCGGCATCAGACTCATAATAATATTCGAGTTCTGATTTAAGAGGTTTAGTTCCGCCTGCAAACGGATCGTATGCCCAACCTCTATCGTCCATATCTTGTTTGGTCATCTTACCTGTATAATATAACCACTTATCTTTCTTAAGTGTATCAAGGTCAGAATCAAGTTTAGCTAATTGTAAACGAGTTATATTTACTAACTCTAAATATTTAGCGTGAAGCTTTGATGTTTTCTTTGTTTCGTCGTCAAGTGCAAGATCATCAATTTGTGAATCTTTCTTCCACATTTCCATAATGTCGTCTAGTCTCATAATATTATTTATACTATAATTTTAAACCTATCATATCTGAAGGTTATGTCAGTTTGTAAGTAATCAATTCCAGTTCCACTAGTTGTAAATTCTACTCCACTTAAAGAAGTAGGAAATGCATTAGTAAATTGTATTTGTTTATTAGTTTGATTATGGCTTGATAATATAGATAGAATCATATCATGTTTTTCTATCTTTGTTTCATTATCTACCATCCATTTATTCAACTCAACATAGTTAGCCATTGTCTCGTCGATTGCTATTCGAAGTGTTATAGGATCAAATGTAATTGTATCACCCGAAACATATCCAATAGCATTTTTGTAGTTTACCTGAGTCTCTCCTAGATTCATAGAAGGTAGAGAAAAAGATGTTACAAAAAATTCTGTTGATGCGAACTTCTCTCTATTAATAGTTAATTTAAAACCATTAGGAGCTAGAAGATTTAAATTTTCTGTTAAATTATTATTAGTAGCCATATAGTTATTTATATAAAAAAAGGGCTCCGATTTGGAGCCCTCTGCTTGAAAGGTTTAGTTTAAACTATTACCCTGCAGCATTGATGTTAGTGACTAAGAACTTACGGAAGTATTGGTTAGCACCTTGTGATCCAATACCAGCAGTCAACCCAACGAATGGGTGCTGTTGTAAACCATAACGAGTCTTAAATGCCATTTTAGGCTGGAATGATTGCTCATCTACCGCACGAACCATAGTTAATGGAACGTAAGGACAGTAGAAGATACCTGCGTCGAATGGGTTAGTACCTCTGTAACCAGTTGTGATATAATCTTGAGAGGCATAAGGGTCAATGTAGACCTTCATTTTACCACCAAGTGTACCAGCAAATGTGTTACCAGTGTCATCGACTTGTAATCCACCACTATCAGCCATTGAATAATCCAATGCTCCTGATGCAGCTAATGCTGAAGCAACGTTAGAAGAACAAAGAATAAAGTTTCCTTTTCCTCGACGTGTTTCTTTAGCAATTGTATTAGCTTCAACTTCTAATTGGAATACAAGAGACTTGTACTTCTCTACCATCCATCGTCCGTCAGCATCAACCTTAAGGTCAAAGATACCGTCGTTAGTAGATGTAAATTTAGAAGATTTACTATTGTTGTGACCAATTTTAGCTACGTGGTTAATCGAACGAATAACTTCACGGTTAATTTCAGCAAGAATTTCTGCTGAAAGGATGTTAGCTAATTCTGATTCAGCGTCTAGACCATGAACTGCTTTCAAGTCTTGAGCAAGTTCCATTGAGTAATCAGCTTTCAACTGACGAGTCTTAGCTGTTACTGTAGCACGCTCAATAGTGAAACCAGCTGATGGGAATGTTTCATCAACTTCAGCTGTTGCTGTAGTAATACCACCAACAGGTTCATAAGCATCTTTACCAGCATATGCTGTACCACCATCTTGTTGGCCACCTGCAGGTGATTCCATTAATGGATCATTTGAACCAGGTGTTGTACCTTCAGCTGTGAATGCTGTGTCAGCTTCATTGAATAAGATTTCAGTAGAACCGGGAGATGCGTTTTCAGCGCGGTTTCCGCCATCTTTACCTAAATCTACACCACGACTCTTAAGTGCAAAGATAAGACCAGTAGGTGCAGACATTGGCTGTACCCCTGCGATATCGTAAGCAATTAAGTTAGGCATTGCACGTCTAACCATCGATATAAGAATCGGGTCAAATCCTACATTACCTGTTCCACCAACGGCTTGGCCTAAAGCGCCTGAGCCGGAAGTGCCAACGTTTTCAGTAATCATACCTTGCTGCTTAAGCTCTCTTTCAGTATTTTCCAAAAGCTTAGCGGTTACAGCACGACGATACTGATCTTTCAAAGCAGGAGCACCCTCGTGATCGAGAACTGACTTCCACTTCTTCATTTCTGCGTCTGCGTTAAACATAATTGTTTTCCTCTATTGTTAGAATTTTTTCTAAGATAATTGTGAACTGTTATTTTCATTCATGCGAGTAATAGCGTTTAAGTAATGAGCCATTCCAGCAGGAGCGCTCTTTTCTACTTCACCTTCTACTACTACTTCTACTTCAGAGTCTTCTGAAGTAACCTCTACTTCTTCTTCTTTATGTTCGAAGAAGGTTGCTTTAAGTGTCTTAACTTTTTCAGTGAAATCTTCTTCACTTATAAATTCAGCACCTTCAAGCATTCCTACAAGCTTAGCAGCTTGTGTTGAAGTCAGATCAGATGAATGTTCGCTGATAATTTTGTTACGAAGTAAGTCTTCGTATTTTTCAGCAATATCTTCTTTATCTGATTCAGTTTGCTCAAGTGATTCCTTGACTAACTGATTTTCTTCCTGAAGTTCAGAAATCAAATCACGCTTAGACTCTGGGACATCAATATAACTCTCAGTAAAGAGTGTGTGAAGTCCTTTCATAAAGTCTTCTGTGATTTCAGAACGAAGTTCAGAGTCTACTGTTTCAGCATTTGCTTCAATCCAGTCTTCAACAACGTAAGTAAGATAGTCATCAATCTTTTCAACTAATGTTTCACGAACGTGACCAAGTTCTTCTTGTAGGTCAGATTCATATTGAGCATCTAGGCTTTCTTTTATCGCAACAACTTTATTGTTGATTGCAGCTTCAAATATTACCGAAGCTTTACCTTTGAACTCTTCAGTAAGATTAGAATCAGCTTGTACTAATAGATCAATTTCAGACTCAAGGTCGAATGACTCGTCCATTTTGCCTTTCTTAACATCTACCATTGCTTTCATCATCTTACCATAATTAGCTTGAAGATTGTGCTTTTTCATGGCTTTCATCATGCCATAAGCAGCTGATAACATATCTCCTTTATTCTTACCCTTAGCATCGTCTGCAGACTTTTTGATAGCGGCAATGGTAGCTGCAATAGCTGCATTATCGTCATCTTCAACAGATTCGTGCTGAGCGCAAATGATATCAGAGATAGAACCAAGGGTTTGCTCAAGTTGAGACTTTTTCATACCCTTCATTTCTTTGTACAAACGATTTAATGATTCAGATTTAGTCTTTGGAGCTTTCTCCTCGTCGTCCTCTTCTTCATCTTCGTGTGCACCTTCGTTTTTCTCATCTTCATCTTCGTCTTCGTCGTCTTCATGAGCGGCTTCTTTTTTCTTTTTAGAATGAGCCATCTCTTTGACTTCGTCTTCGTCTTCGTCTTCTTCTTCGTCTTCGTGAGCAGCTTCTTTCTTTTTAGAATGTTTAGCTTCTTCAAGCTCCTCACCCTCTTCTGCTTCCTCAGACTCTTCAGTGACTTCTTCAACGTCTTCTTCAGTGGACTCACCGATTAAGACTTTTAAGACTGTTTCGTCTAGACTACTTACTTCTTTCGAATCCTCTGTTGCTTCTTCAACAACTTCCTGATCTTCAAGAAGGGCGTCTTCTTGAACGTCTTCAACGTCCGTTTGTATTTCTTCTGCCATAGTTTTAATACCTTCTTGGTTTTATTATAGATTGGAGAGGAAATCTTGGAAGATTTTTTCTTGCGCCTCAGAAAGGCGGGCCGAAGGTGTCTTCTGAATTTCAGTCTCATACTTTTCAATTTGTTGAGGTTTTAAGACTCCACTTTCATATACCCATTCAACACCTTCCATGATGCCATCTACGAAGGCAGCAGGTGCAGAGGGGTCTTGAACAATGTCTACGGTCGATAACATAAAGTCATCTTTTACGTAAGTTTTGCCATCTTTCTCTTCAACAGTTCCCATACCACGACTAGAAACGCCTAACTTTACTCCACCATCAATTAGTCCTTTCACTATTTTCCCCATTGGTGTATCAAGTATTAGCGCTTTTCCAACAACATTATTACCCTCAAATTTGAGCTCGGTAATTTTGTGTGAAACTTTATCAAGGTTAATGGTTGGCCCTTCAGGGTGATTAAGTTCCCCTACAGCTCTACCAGTTTTAACCTGTTCCGATACGTACTTTTTGACCGCTTCGGCCAGTACCTCTTTCGGATAAATTCTTTTATTACGGTTTTCTTTTTCGGCCATCATAAAAACGCCTTCAATATAAGCATTTTTCTTGCCGCCTTTTTCTTCAACGATATAATACAAATCGTTGTTGTAATTATTCTCCGTTATCAGTCTCATTATTCTCGCCTGAGTTAAAAATGTCCCCCGTAAGCTTTATCTTACGAATCTCTCGTGCATCACTCATCTTAGAGTTAATAGCATCCTTAAATGCTACTTTAGCACCTTCGTCATCATTTTGTAACAATGAATTAAATATTTTTACTGCAGTTTCACTCATAATTGCTTATTCCTTATTTATAAGTTTTTGGTTTTCTAGATGTCGTCTTCTTCATCATCAGGCACCAATTTTCCTGATTTTTTCTCATCTTCGATCTCTTTATTCATTCTTTCGATGTCTTCTTCTGTTTGATGTAAGATATTTTGTCTTAACCATTTAACAGAATAGAATTTTCCAACTAAATTTTCAAATTCAGAAGCCATTGCAAGACGCTCTTTTAATATTTCATATTCTTTTAACTCTGCATAATAGTTATCTTCTACAAAGTCAATACTAATTTTTTCAGCAATTTCAGGCCACTCAGATTTTTGAATAATACCTTTAAGTACTAATTGTGCTCTAAGTGAATCTAAAATTATATTAGAAAATTGTTTTCTTATCCTATCGATAAATTTTTGGAACTTAACTTCATCTCTAGATATTTCAGAAGCTCTACCAAATACATTAGATGCATCGTCTTCTAATCTACTAACAGGAACATTTAAAGCTTTATAAAGTTTCTTTTGAAAGAATACAACATCTTCTATCTGACCAAGATTCTCTCCACCAGATAAAGTTGTAATTTCAGTTCCTCTACCACCTTCTCTTCGAGGTAGATAAAAATCCTCTAACATAGACATGTGACGTCTGTCGTCAGTAATATCACCAGTTGTAACATCATATGTTAATTTATTTCTATACTTAGATACAACATTTTGTACATATTCTTCTGCTTTACCTTTTGGTAAGTTACCAACGTCGATATAGAATATACGTCTTTCAGGTGCTCGAGATACACGATAAACAACAAGTGAATCTTCCATCATGCGCAACTGATTTACTAGCTTAATAGCTTTGTGAAGATGTGATACGATCCTTTTTCTAGACGGATCAGTAAGACCTGAGTTAGCAGTTATAATAGCTTCTTTAGCTATTTTTACTCCACCAATTTTAGATGCAGCTCCACTAGAATTAGTAGCTGATTTAAATTTTTCCGAATAGATATAATATTCTGCTACCGTCTCTTCGACTTCTACTTTAGTTTTAGGATCAGTAACCTTTTTAATTTCTCTAACCCGCTGCATTGCAAGTGGTTCGATAGGTCTTAATTCTAAAATACCTTTTTTAGGTGTAGATGGGTCTACAATCATATGAAAGAAAATACGACCATCTACATACCAATCTTTAAACATATCATGTGCACGTTTATTAAACTTCAATAATTCAAGCACATTATTAAATTCTTCTAAAATCTCTTTTTTCACGGAGTTAGGTAAATCTAAATCGTC